TCAGGCGTTGTTTACGCCAGCTGGTGAAGCCTGGATCTGTGAAAAGTTGATCAGCGAAGGGGTAGCAGCGTGATTATTGGTATCGATCCAGATTTAGAAAAATCAGGTGTTGCAGTGGTCGCTAATGGCCGTATTGAGTCGCTGCACAAGTTAGAGCTTGATGATTTGTGCGAGTTCGTTGCTGAGCGATATACCGATGGTGTTTTGGTGGTGCTTGAAGACGTTGAGATAAACAAGCCAGTATTTAACCGCGGCAACCAAGGGCGGCGGGTGCGTGAAAAGATTGCTCAGAATGTAGGTAACGTAAAAGCGACCGCAAGACACATTGATCGCATGCTGACCAAGCGTGGGGTGAAAATTATCAAAGTTGCACCGCTTAAAGGCGCGGTTAAGCGTCAAGCAAAAAAGAATAGCGCGTACTTCAATAAATTAACGGGCTGGACTGGGCGAAGTAATGAAGATACTCGCGACGCCGCACTATTAGCCCTTTTTGGGATTAGGGGGTAAGGATGACGATTAAGGATGAGGCTTTAGCTGAGCTCGCTACCAACCCAAGGGCCAAGCTGTTTATCTGTTCGGTACCTTGTAAGCGCTGTGGAGAGCATGAGCGTTATATTGCCACTCAGTACTGCACCAAGTGCCAGCAAAGCAAAAATAGAGCATCGAGACCGGTTAATGCTGACGAGGTAAATAGAGCTAGCGCCGAACGGATGGAACGTGCAGTGACGATGTACACGACGACAGCCTTGAGTCTTGGTGAAGTTGCTTCGATTGCTAGTGTTGGTTCTCACCGTTTAAGCACTGAGCTTAAGCGTAGAGGCGTCAAGCTGCGCCACCGTAAGCCTAGAGACTTTAGTAAGCCTGCGATAGACCCTCGTCAGCCCGAGTTCGATGAGGCAAAGCCCGCCATGTTAGCCACCAAGCTATTTAATGACTGGTATAGGAGCTCACATGGTTAGCATTGAGAGATTGTTTTGTTTGATATCGCCACAGGCGATTAGCGTTGAACCTGTTTACGGCAAGGGCCGCTTTAGCCGTGAAGATGCTGCTGGTGTCGTTGGTCAGGTGCAGCATGCAGGGTATGCCGTGGGGGTTAATGTGCTTGAGAGTAAGATTGGTGGTAATAGTGATTCGAAGCTGTTGTTAATTGCTGCGTTAGCCGATGCGAACCAGAGCAATGGGGTTGATGCTGTGCACGCTAAGGCGCTTGCTGAAATTGCTGTGTACGAGGTGTGCGGCAGTTGTGTCTGCCCTAAATGCAATGGAACTGGCTCGGTATACAGTAAACGCTATCAGCAAATTTATAGCTGCAGTCGATGCGAGGGAACTGGACATAGAAACTCATCAATGCGCGACTTTGCAGAGGCCTTTTCTGCATTAACTCACACCCATTGTTCAACACCCGATTTTCGCAAAAAACACTATGACCGCCTGATGGATGCCATAGATACATTGTATCGTGAGGAGGGTGAGGCTGCTAAGCATTGCGCCAAGGTGCTTAACCTGATTGATCAGGAGGTTGGATGATGCGAGTTTTTGTTACCGATCATGCCCGGGTGCAGTATGCCAGGCGTTTTTATGAGGATTTTAGACGGGCAGGCCGTAATGTTGATGTCCGTTTAGTTGCCTTGGTTCGAGATGGGGTGAGAGTTAGACCTACGCATAAGAGCAAAGGGACTTTACTGCGCAATGGTAAATTTCTGTTTGCGGTGCATATAAAACAGCGCGGAATGGTGCTTGCCACTGTTATGCGCGCTGCTAACGATGATTGAGGTAACCTATGGCAACTATTGAGATCACCTTGTCAGATTCGGCTATTCGAAAGCAGCTTAATATGGTTGAGATCACCGAGGTAAGGGACCCTCGTTACCCGTTAAAACTGCGGTTTAACCGTGCGAGAACGGGAGGCAGCTGGCACTTGGTGACCTATCAAAATGGTGCTGCAAAATGGCGCAAAGTTGGTGAGTGGCCAGCGTCATGCGCTAAGGCAATGCGTGAAGAGGTTCAGCGTTTAACCGTGGCTCAGCGGTCTGGTGAAAATACGGCTGTTGATAGTTGGGCGAACTGTGCAGGCTTACTGATGTGGTACCGAGACAGAGCGTTAGCCGATCGGTCACTGTCGGCAAAGCGCAAGCTTAATATTAAGTCATCAATCGATAAACACTTGCTCCCCATGCTGGGGAATGTGGCCATTGACGGTGTTGACCGCAAGGTGCTTGATGAGATGTTGTTGTGGCCTCTGCAAACTAAATTGAGCCTTGGAACCGTGCGCCAGCATTATGCCGTACTTAAGAAAGCCTTTAAGCAAGCAGCGATATTAAGACGTATTAAGTTAGATCCGCTGGCTGGTATTAAGTTTAGCGACTTCACCGATGCCTGCATTAAGACTAAGGGCTCAGGGTTGCAGCCTAGCCAGCTTGCAGATGTGCTGTCTGCCATCGCTAGTGCCAATAATGGTACCGGTGTGATGCTTGGTCTGATGCTTGCGCTAGGCACTCGGATTGGTGAAACCAGAAGTCTTAAGTGGGCTTACATCGATATGCATGGGCGAAGACTGACAATACCAGCCTCGATCACCAAGACTCGGGCTGAGCATGTATTGCCTTTATCTGATTGGTTGGTTGATGTGCTCACTTGGTACCGAGGAAAAGTATCAGGTGAGTGGTTGTTTCCTACTTCTGGTGGGAGAGATTGTATCGATGATAGGAACGCCTCTCGTATGGTGCGCAGCGTGTCATTAGGTCAATGGACAGCTCATGATTTACGTAAGCTGGCTAGAACCTGTTGGGCTGATTTAGGTGTTGATTACATGGTGGCCGAGCAGCTGCTTAACCACTCAATGACCAAGCTCGATAAAGCCTACATTCATACCTATATGGAAAACCAAAAGCGCAGTGCAATTGAGTTATGGCATGGTTATTTGGTTGACATTAAAAACCCGTTCAAAACCAAGATAATCCCAAGATGCACTAATGCCAATAGTGATAGCAAGGCCGCATAGATAAAGGCATTTATTAATAATTTGTCCTCCTACAGAGAGGAAGAGGCAAAAGAGCATAAAGAGGGTGATATGGCAACGACAGACACTGATTATTTGCAGCGGCAGTTGATAAAGCTCGGTGACATGATGGGGGATGGTCTCCACCTTGAGCCAGATGGAAAGTGGATCAGCAAAGAGTATAAGTGTGTCGCGAAATCGCTTGGGTATGGGCCAAAGCGCCGCAATAACTCTGAACGAATTAATCAAGCGATGGTTAAGCGTGTCGCCGACGTCAACTGTGGTCATTGCGGTGGTGCGTTGAGACAAACAAAGTCTGGGTCTAAGCGAGCAGTTTGCGACAAAGGCCACAAGTGGCAGCTGCTGAAATAGGAGGCGTGATGGCCTGTGATATCTGCGGGGCTAAAGCCTGCACGCAAACACTCAGCCAAAGGTACCAGTCGGCTGACATTAAAGATGTCTGCAAAGAGTGCATGTCTGATATTAGCGTTCAGCACGACAAAATACGGGCGCATTGTTATGGCATGATCTCGCCGTTCTTTAAGCGGTACCTGAGGCTGTACAAATTTAATAAACGTGGTGCTGTGTGTAGAAAGGTTTAGCAATACGCTGATCTGTTCAATGGAGCCGAGCCTGTGGATATAGCCACGAAGATTTGCAATCAGTTGAGCTACAGTTCTGATACTGGGGTGATCACATGGAAGCAACAAGGTAGGGGCCGTCGGAAAAATCTGGTGGCAGGCTGCATCAAGTCAAAGAAAGGCAATGTGTGGCGCCGGATTGTTATTGACGGTCAGGAATATACTGGCGCCCAGGTTGCTTGGACTATTAAGACCGGTACCTTTCCTGCTTTCATCGTTGATCATATTGACGGCGACTCACTCAACGATGCTTGGTGTAATTTGCGTAGGGGTGATGGCTGTGTTGACCAGCGAAACTGTCGAATGAGCAGCCGTAACAACACAGGGGTGACCGGGGTTAAGCTGAGCAATGGCTATTACGTTGCCTATATCGGTGACGGGAATCGTCAAAAGTACCTAGGAAGCTCAAAAGATTTTTTCGAGATTGTCTGCATTCGCAAGCGGGCAGAAATAGAACTTAACTACAGCCCAAGGCATGGGTTGTGAAATTATAGGGTGGTTATTCAATGAGTGGTATCGACAACAGCTCTGTAAATATAGGTACGATTGGCCATGCTTACGACGGCGTGACTAAACTAGCAAAATTCATCATGGCTGCTTTTCGTTGTGGTAACAGTGAGGTTTCATCGGCGATAGATAACGTACCTAACATAACCGACCCGTATCGGGTAAACAGGCTCATTCGCAGCAAGTATAGGGCTGGAGATTATGTGATAGTTAACCCTGCATTGCATCACTATGCCTTTGAAATTGATGGGCGCCGTTTTGTTATGGGGATTGTCGGGGTGACCGGGGCTATTGAGGCTTTGGATAAATATGAACTTCGGCAGAATGCCAGCTGTAATCGTGTTAATGGGTATAGCCCCTGCGTTAATCTGACGGCAAAGAATCCTGGGACAAGAAATGAATAGGGGTGAGTTCTGGTTTGTTGTGGCGCTCATCTCAGTGATACAACAAGGCGGATGGTTGGTGGTAGCTGTGTTGATTGCTGTCGATCTGCTGCTTGGCTATTTATCTGAATTGGTTGGGAAGAAGTGGGATTAATGCAACTGGTATATATTGCAGGGCCGATAAGCGGTGATATCGAGAGAAACAAGCAGGCGTTCTTTCATGCCGCAGAGCGGTTAAGCCGTGACGGAATGGTTGTGCTACATTCTGCTGCTCTGCCACCTGGGCTCAGCGAACCCCAGTACATGGATATCTGCTACGCCATGATCCGCGCCTGTACGCACATGGTCATGTTGCCTGGCTGGCGCAACTCAGATGGCGCAATAGCAGAATACTATTACGCCAAAAAGCTCGGGCTGTGCATCGACTATTGGATGGCTGATGTAGCGGCTAGTAAAGAGGCTGCCAATCACTCTTAAATCAGTTAAGTGATAAGTAAATTGCTATTTTGTGACTAGATCTAATAAAGCTGATACGATGCAACTGTACTATTTTATGATGAATCAAGTAAGGATGCTTAATGACGATTAACTACCATATCGATAAACTTAAACAGTATGAGCCTACGCGTACTGAGGCTGGAGAATCAGCAGCTGCTTTAGCCAAAAATGATGCGAGAGTCATCTTAGCCAAATTTGAAGAGCTGGCTGGCAAGGTATGTGATACTGATAACAAAGAAAGAATCGTTAGTAAAATAAGTGAAGGAATAAACGCTACAAACGATCTTATTGCTTCTTTATCTGAATGCAATCACAGCAGAGAAAGAATACGCTCTTTAGTTGATGATATTGAAATTAAGCTTGAGCATGCAAGTGACTGGGTTTTTAACCAGCATAAGTGAACAGAATTTGTATGCTTTTCTTAATGTGGGAGCAAATAACGTCTAGTAAAAGATTGCAGTCTGCAAAAAACGGTCTTATTATTCCCATAACAGTGCGAAGTAGCACCTGAAACAAAAGCCATCCTCCGGGGTGGCTTTGTTGTTTCTATCACTAAATACCCAAGCCCTGGCATTCGCCGGGGCTTTTTGTTTGGAGTTTCCATGGAAAACCAGCATCGTAAGATTTCGGGTTATCGAGAGTTGTCGCAAGAAGAAATCGACTTGATGAATCGTATCAAGGAGAAGGGTAGAGAACTGCTCTCTCTCCAGGCCGAATTAGTTGGCAGGCTTGATACTGAAGAGGAAGTTAAGCTTGCTGAAGCGCGGCGTTCCATATCTGGTTCAGAATTCAATGGCGTTCCATATACCGAACATACAGGAGCTACAGACGAGTGCCATGAGTTCCGGCGGTTTAAAGGCGCAGAACCAACGCGATGGGCATCTATCGGCAAGACAGATATTCAGACTGGCATCATGGCTTTAGTTCGCGCCGTTGCTCAGCCTAGCGAGGTGTAACTGTGAATCGCCGTACAGGTATAGCAGGCCTCAGCTTATCAGCTGCGGCGTTTATTGCGTTGGTTATCTCTGAGGGGTTCTCTCCGTCTGCAACGGTTCCTGTCAAAGGTGATCGTCCAACGGTAGGATTTGGCTCTACCTATCACGCCGACGGCTCACCTGTTGAATTGGGCGAGAAGATCACCCCGATCAATGCACTCAAGACTGCCAAGGCCCATATATCGAAAGATGAGCAGCGCTTTCGCGACAGCCTGCCAGGTGCCACGTTAAGCCAAGCAGAGTATGACCTGTATATTGACTGGACTTATCAATACGGCATTGGTCGCTGGCGGACATCTCCGATGCGCCAACACCTTATTGACGGCGAGTATAAATTAGCATGCGAGGCGTTGCTGCTGCCTAAGTATCGAACTGTCGCTGGGTTCGATTGCTCCACGCCGGGCAACAAGCGTTGCATGGGTGTGTGGACTCGAGCAAAAGAGCGCCACCAGCGGTGCCTTAATGCTAACCAGTCGCCGCATTAAATTTATTAGCATAAAATCAATAGCTTACTTGGCGTCACTGCGCGAGGGTAGGGGGAGGTCAAAACCCTACACCCTCGCGCCTAATTGACCGTGCTGGGTACTTAATTCGCACAACCGCGAAATGAATACTTTTTTTTGGGGGTTATCTTGATAGCAGAACCGCTGTTTGCATCGATCAAATCACGGCTGATGATATTTGCTCTTATCGCCGTGCTGGCGGTGATCGCCTCCATCGGTCTCAAGCTATATTTTACCAATTTAGAATTATCTGACGCTGCTCAAGAAATTGATCAACTAAGGGGTCAAAAAGCAAATTTGCAGTCAGATTTAGATTCAGTCACTGCTGAGCTTCAAGGCAGTGAAAAAGAGGTTGAGCGTCTGCACAAGGAAGTGCAACTTACCGCGGCGCTATTAACAGATAGAGAGGCTGCGAGAAATCGCATTGAATCAATTAAGTCTTCTGACAGGGCTCAAATTTCGAGAGTGATAGAAAATGCGAATACTGAAACCAAAGCATTTGCTGATGCTGATATGCCTGATGATTTTGCCAGCATGCTCAAGCGAGCCTCCTATTGTGCGAACAATAACAACCAAGCAGACACTTTATGTATTGCCGCCGGCGGAGCTGGTCTCCCGTTGCCTGATCCCTGAGTTCTCTGGCGTTACAAATTCTGATCACCTTAGCTATTCGCTGCTGCTGATCAGGGAGCTCCAACAATGTAATGTCGATTGGTCGGCGCTACATAGTTGGATTGAAAAGCATAAGGCGAACCAGCCCAGAGATTGAGGGCTTAATTATGGACCATCTCAAGAAAGCAGCTATGGACAAATCAGTGACAGCAACCGGGTACATTGCATCTATATCAACAGCATTGGGCGGTTTTTTCTCGCTGAATAACATCGCTCTGATGCTTGGGATTATTTCAACCATCGTATTAACCATAATTCAATACCGGCGTTATCGAACAGGCATACGCATGGACAAAGAATATCATCAAGCCAGAATGGCTGCGTTACAAGTCACGCCTTCACCAAACATAGTAGATAAAAAAAATGGCTGATAATGACGAATTACTAAAGTCCATAGAAATCCTGAAGCAATCCATAGACTCTCAAAAACTGTCTATCGAGATGCAGCAGAAGTCTATCGCTGCACAGTCAGAACAAGTTAATGGCTTAATTGGCGCCATTGCTAACATGGCTAGCGTTATGGGTGAAATGCTTGAAGAGTTAGCGCAGCAGAATGAAGAGCAACAAGATGATTCTATCACCTACATGGACGGCTCCCCACGTTGAGTTGGCGTGATGATAAACGTTCATCTTCCGAGCGTGGCTATAACAGCCGATGGCGAAAAGCTCGCGCCACATTTTTACAAAAGCATCCGTTATGTGTGTTTTGCCAAGAGCAAGGCAAAGCGGTTGCAGCAAACATTGTTGATCACATCATCCCGCATCAAGGTGATCAAAAGCTATTTTGGGATACAAAAAATTGGCAGTCTCTGTGCAAATTTCATCATGACAGTCATAAAAAGCGCATCGAAAACCGCGGATTAAAGCCCGGCGCCGATGAAACCGGAATGCCGCTCGATGCCAATCACCCATGGCATCGAGGCGAGCATTAATGGCAGGGAGAAGACCTAAACCAACCGAGTTAAAACTCGTCACAGGCAACAGAGGCAATAGGCCGCTCAATAAAAACGAGCCTAAGCCTCCGTCTGATATTCCGCGCATGCCGTCGCACCTACCACCAAGAGCTAAAGCTGTGTGGAAGCGACTGTGTAAGCTGCTTAGCGAAATGGGTGTACTCACACTGGCCGATGCGCTAGCGCTAGAACGTCTATGTGATATTTATGCCGAAATCATCGAACTGCAAAAGGATATTGCCCAAAACGGTCGCACCTACGAAAGTATAAAGCCGCTCGATGATGTGCCTGGCCCTGGTGCAATGGCGCAATTTCTCATTAAGCCAAATCCAGCCGTTGGCATGTTAGCCGATGCAGACCGTCGCTTTAAATCGTATCTGGTTGAGTTTGGCTTAACGCCAGCGGCGAGAACCAAAATTCAAATAAGCAACGGCAATAATGGTAAGAAGAAAAAAGACGACCTCGACGAATACTTCGGCTAACAAAGATGTGGATAGAGCCACCACATACGCCAAAGCCGTTGTAGCGGGTGACATTCTTGCTGGTCCAGATATACGCAATGCTTGTAAGCGACATCTTGCGGATCTTGAAAAAGGGCACGAGCGCGGTATCTATTGGGACGTAGCTGCTGCTCAAAAGGCGGTTAACTTCTTCCCCAAGGTGCTTAAGCTCAATGGCGGTGAGTTCGAGGGCAAGCCATTTGATTTACTCGACTGGCAGGCTTTTATCGTTGGCAATCTGTTTGGTTGGAAGTCAGACGACGGTTACCGCCGCTTTCGCATGTCTTATGTTGAAAGTGGTAAAGGGTCGGGTAAATCACCTTTATCAGCTGGTATCGGCTTATACGGTTTAGTCGCCGACCAAGAGGCGCGCGCTGAAATTTACTCTGCGGCAACCAAAAAAGACCAAGCGATGATCCTGTTTAGGGACGCGGTCGCCATGGTCGATCAGTCGCCAGAGCTAAATGCCAGGTTAACTCGCTCTGGCACAGGCCTTAAAACGTGGAATTTAGCCTACGAGCAAAAAGGCTCATTTTTTAGGCCGATAAGTTCAGACAATGCCCAGTCAGGGCCGCGGCCACACATGGCCTTGATTGATGAAATCCACGAGCATAAAACCAACATTACCGTTGAAATGATGCGAGCGGGTACCAAAGGTCGCCGCCAAGCGCTGATCTTTATGATCACCAACTCTGGCCATGACAGAACCAGCGTTTGTTACAGCTATCACGAATACGGCAAAGCAATTTGTGCCGGTACTAAAGAAGATGATTCCTTCTTTGCCTTTATTTGTTCACTCGATGAAGGTGACGATCCGCTTAATGATGAAAGTTGTCGGCCAAAGGCAAACCCATCACTTGGGCATACCTTTAATGAAAAGTATCTCCGCGAACAAGTTACGCAGGCGAAAGGTATGCCAGCAAAAGAAGCAATCGTTAGGCGTCTAAACTTCTGCCAGTGGGTCGAATCATCATCCCCATGGCTCGCAGCTGACACCTGGTTAAAGTGCGAAAGTGACTTTGAGCTAGAAGAGTTGATCGGTGAAGAGTGTTACGGCGGGCTCGACTTGTCAGGAACGCGAGATTTAACGGCATTAGTGCTGTATTTCCCTCGCTTAAAAAAGCTTATAGCTGAGTTTTGGACGCCAGCAGATACGCTAGCAGACAGAGAGCGTACCGATAACGTTCCCTATCGACAGTGGGTAAACGAAGGTCACCTACAAATTACGCCAGGTACAGCGATTAAGTACAATTTTGTCGCCTGCAGAATTGCCGAGCTAGCCATGATGTTCGATATCCGCCGCATCGGCTTTGATAGATATAAAATGCCTTATCTACTTGATGAGATGGTGAACGAAGGCGTAGAGGTGGAGCTTACGCCTCACGGCCAAGGATATTACAAGGCGCAAGAATCAAATCTATGGATGCCGCACTCAATCGAGTTGTTCGAAGAGCTCATTGAGGACGCAGAGCTAGAAATAAAGCTTAATCCGGTGCTTCGCTGGAACGCCGCAAGCGCAGTGCTTGAGGCTGACCCAAAAGATAACCGTATTTTCCAAAAGAAAAAATCAACCGGGCGAATCGATGGTGTCGTTGCTGCAGCAATGGCAATTGGCACCGCCGAAGATCAAGACAGCGGCCCAAAAGAATCGGTTTACAACACTACGGACGTCTTATGCTAAATGCCATTTGTTTTATCGTTGGTTTGCTTGGTGCATTCCTGCTGTCATACGGCACCTGGTTGCTACTGCCGTCAATAGGCTTTATTACCGCTGGCATCTTATGTTTAGTGTGGTCATTTATGGTCACTCGCTCAATTGCGTTGGCTACTACTCATTCAACGCCAAAAGGTGACTAATGTTTATCCCGCAAATGTTCAAAACAAGTTCTAGCGCTGGTAATAATTCAGACTGGACACGCTGGATAAGTGCAATATCAGGTGGTAGCGCCAAGTCAGGTGTAATAGTCACCCCTGAAAAGGCAATGGCGCTAAGCGCTACCAGGGCATGCGTAACCTTATTAGCTGAATCAGTAGCGCAATTGCCATGTGAGTTATACCGCCGCAAAGGTGAAGGGCGCGAGCGGGCAACAGACCACCCGTTATACGACATCATCCACAACCAGCCAAATGCAAAAGACACCAGTTTTGAGTATTACGAACAAGGAATGGGGTGCTTGGGGATCCGTGGTAATCACTTTGCACTAAAAGAATTTGATAACAACGGTTACATCAAAGAGCTGATCCCCGTTCACCCAGATAAAGTGACCGTACTCAAAGGGCCAGACGGACTCCCTTATTACGAGCTAAGCGGCACGGGCGAAATATTGCCAATGCGCCTGATGCACCACGTAAAAGCATTTAGCTTCGATGGCTATCTCGGCGTATCACCCATTCAAACCAATATTGACGTATTGGGGCTGGCTCTGGCCACCGAAGAGCACGCTTCAGTAATGTTTGCCAATGGTGCCATGCCAAGCGGCGTGATTGAGAGGCCAAAAGATGTCGTTGCAATCGACTCACAAACGAAAATAGATGAAATCCTTAATAAATGGAAAGATCGCCATAGCGGCCTACGCAATGCATTCTCTGTCGCCATGCTGCAAGACGGCATGACTTATAAACAGTTGTCGATGGACAACGAAAAAGCCCAGCTTCTAGAGTCTCGCCGCCTTGGTGTCGAAGAGATCTGCAGGCTCTATAAAATCCCACTGCATATGGTGCAGCACAACGACAAAACATCGTCATGGGGATCGGGCATCGAATCAATGTCGCTCGGCTTTGTCATCTATACCTTATTGCCGTGGCTCAAGCGTATCGAAGCGGCGCAAACCCGTGATTTACTCGTGCCGTCAGAGCGCGGTGAATACTACATAGAGTTCAACGTGCAAGGTCTGTTGCGTGGCGATCAAAAATCGCGTTATGAGTCTTATGCTATTGGACGTCAATGGGGTTGGTTATCGGTTAACGATATTCGCCGCCTCGAGAACATGCCTCCTATCACAGGCGGCAATCGTTATTTAACACCGCTAAATATGGTTGATTCAGCACAAATACAACAGTCGCTCCAAGCCACCCCTGAACAAATGAAGGAAATAGAGGCAATACTATGTCACAGATAAACTACCCACACATCGCCAGCATGGTATTCGACACGCCACTGTTTGCCACGCGTTTAGCGGTTGATGCCGTGAAATCAGTACTCATTCCTCGCATGCAGGGGATCAATGTTGTCGTAAGTCAAACAGATATTAAATCGCTCAATGACCAAGGTCAGATACTGGCAATGGAAGATGATGATTATGAGCAGCGCCGTCAGCAACCCTGCAATGGTGATGGTATGTATACCGTGGCTAAAGACAATATTGCCGTAGTCCAAGTGCATGGTTTGCTTATGGCTCGCCGTGGTCACATTACTCAAGCGTGTACCGAGCTCAACAGTTACGAGCTTATTCGTAACAACATCCAGCGGGCTATCGATCATGAGCCGGTAAAAGAAATCGTGCTCGACTTTAGCACGGGTGGCGGCATGGCGGTCGGCTGTAAAGAGCTGGCTGACTTTATCAACCAAGTAAAAGCCATTAAGCCCATTACGGCCATCGTTAATTTTGCCGCCTATTCTGCTGGGTACTTCTTGGCATCAGCCTGCAGCAAAATTATTGTCTCGCAAACCTCTGGTCTAGGTTCTATTGGTGTGATCATCGAGCATCTTGAGGTCAGCAAGTATGAAGAAGAGGTTGGCCTTAAATTTTCCACCTTCTATCGCGGTGACCACAAAAACGATTGTAGTCCTCACGAGCCCATTAGTGATCAGGCGGTAGCGGCTATCAATAAGCGACTCGACGAAGCCTACGAAATGTTTGTTGATTCAGTAGCGCTGTATCGCGGCCTCGACAAGCAAGCGGTTATCGATACGCAGGCTGGCCTTATGTCAGCGCAAGAAGCCTTAAAGCTTGGCTTTGCCGATGAATTATCAGATCCCATGTCGGCCATTAGCAATATTGCCCAACCCTATTTGCAAGCGGCGAATAAAAGCCGTTCATCCACAGGTTTAAGCACTCGTGCTAAAGCTATGGATATCGCAACTCAGCTCTAGCCACGCGGCGGAGTAAACCAAATAAAAGCAGCCTAACGGCTGCTTTTTTGTTATCAAAACAGGAGCACCACCTATGACTATCGAAGAACTTCGCCGCAAACGTGCTGAGATTAATGCTCAGATCCAAGCGTTAGCAACTAAAGATGCAGATGCCGAGCTATCTGCCGACGAATTAACCCAATTTGAGGCGTTATCGAATCAATTTGAACAATTAAGCCAGCAACTTGGACGCCAAGAAGCCGCCGAGCGCATGAACGCACTGCACGCAAAACCAATCACTGGCGCACCTGGTATCAAGGTAAATAAAGAAGCCAAGCAGTATAAAGGCGCTAACTTTGCCCGTACCGCCATGGCAATCGCAGCATCAAAGGGCAACCTTGAAGGTGCTGCCCGTTTTGCATCAGACACCATTGGTGATAGCGATCTCGCCATGGCTATCGAAACGTCAGC